GCCCTCCGTCATCTGCGAAAGCTCAGGCATATATTTGGTCCGGATGGCCGCCAGATCCGTCTCGGTCTCCGTAGGCATCCCGAACCGCCAGCCCAGCGCGATCTCCGGCTTCAGCAGTCCCCGAGCCACCATGTCAAGATAGTCAGCCCAGGTCTTGTCCTCGTCGTAGAGCACGCCATTGCCCCAGTCAATGGACACAGCGCCCTCGTCAACCTCATGTGCTCCCGGGATCTTGTAGAGCTGGCCCAGGACGCCACACAGCCTCACCGTGTCCTTTACAGCCTGTGTCCAGACCTCCTGAAGGTCGATGATGGTCAGGTTGTAGTCGCCCTCGCTGCTGGTAACCTCCTTGGCTGTCCTCTCCTGGGCCTCCACCTCGGACAGCAGACCTCGCTTGATCCCGATGACGCTCTCCACATTGCGGAGATATTCTCGCTTTCGGTTCAGAAAGGATTCCTCGCGCAGTTCTGGAGAGAAGATTGTCACGCCCACGTTTTCCGGTGAATCATCCAGTCCGACGAACACATGGTCCGTGAATCTGCGCTTCCCGTCCTCGCCGCGCTGCATCAGGTCGGCGGATGCGATGATGCGGGACTCCCCACGTTCAAACTCGCCGTTGATCTGCGCCTCGTTGCGGTCGATATTGTGGATCAGTCCTACGGCGGCTGCGTACACGCTCACACCGTCCGGAGATCCGTCAACTGTGTTCTCGATTGGCATCCGCATATGGACCAGACCGAGGCCGCCCAGTGGGACGGGATAGGTATACTCGTCCGGAAGATCAGCATACCGTGGCAAGCTCTTCAAACTGACAGGTTGGCCGATATTGCCATCGTTTTCGGAGCTGAAAAGGCGGTTTCGGATGGTCAGGCGGCCATCTGCTCCAACCGTACGGCGCTCCAGCAGAGTGTAATAGCGGCTCCCCTCCACTGTTTGCTCCACGGTCCCGATATCCACGGGCCGGTTCTCAGCGTCCCGGCCAAAGACAAGAACGTTGTCCCGGCGGATGACCGACATTCCCCAGCGCTGCGCCAGCGGGAACGGCTTTAAGTATGCCTCGCCGCCCACCATGAGCATCTGCATAGCCTTGCTTCGCTTTCTGGCGTCCAAGGAGTCAAGGACCAGCTGGGCGTACTCGTCGTCGCTGGTAGCCTGGTACTCGCCAAAGCAGGTCTTGGTCAGTTTATTGACAACCGTGTTGGCGATGCGCTGGCACGGGTCGCAGTCCTTGGTCGCTTCCCGGTCATAGTAGAGCTGGAACCATTCGTTGATAGCCTTACGCATGGCCTGAGAGGTGCAGTCCTTCGCCTTAAAAGCATCCTCAAGGCTGTATGGAGTTTTAAGCGCCGTGAAAATGCTCATTGCTGTTTTCCTCCGGTGTTGATGATAATGCGGCGCTGTGCGCGGATTCCGCGCTCCAGGCCGTCGATATATGCGTCACGCTCACGGATTCCAGCATTCAAGCGGTCGATCTCCGCCTTCAGCTGCTGGTTCTCCCGGAACACAGTGTCCTTGGCATATGCCGGGAGGAACTGATTAATCAGCCATGACTTAAAATTATTCAGCATACGCCATCATCCCTCCGAGCAAGTCTCTCGCATTCCTATCACGGGACAGGACCGTTGTGCAAAAATATCGAATATCGTCCATGGCGTGGTCGTTTTCCTTTACAGGCTTATCCACCTCGCCTTTATCGTCCCAGCGGTACAACCCAAACTCACGGATGGAGTCCCTGCAGTTGCTTCCGATTCGTATTACCCCGGCCTTGAGCATGGCGGCTGTGACGCGAATACCAGGCAGAACATCGTTCCGCGCTTTCCGGACGGAGAACCGCCCATGCCGCCGGATGGTTTCTATAAAGCTGGCCGCCGATGGGTCTACTACCACGGTGTCTATGTATCGGTCACCCGCTAGCTTCTCCAGCTCGTCGTAATACTCCTCGTCGGTTTTCATGCGGCCAGTCTCACGGCCGGAGAAGTAATACTCGCTGATCCTGACTGCGTGGCCATCCTTCACATGCCACAGGCCAGCAGAAAACGGATTCAATGTGCCGTAGTCGCAGGAGATGTAATACCTACCGCCTGACGGAATAGCATCTGTCGCGTGGACCGCTTGGTCAAAAAAGCTGTAAATAAGCCCATCCGCCACACACCACTCGCCCAGGATGTACCGGCGGTAGAACACGCCATCGAACATCCTCTCGTAGCGCTCCCGGATCTCCGGGGCCAGGCTTAGGTTGTCCGACATGGTAAAGTGAATGTGCAGTGCGTTCTGTTCCTTGGACCTCAGTACCCAGTTTTTATAAAACCAGTGTTCCGGCCCTTCCGGGTTGCAGTTGAACCACAGCTTGGACCCATGGACCGAACACCGGGCGCACGCCTGTTCAACGAAGGACCTTGGCATGAGGGCAACCTCGTCCAGCAAAGCCCCGGCCAGAGTAATGCCCTGGATCAGCATGTAGGAGGACTCATCACGGCCGCCAAAGAGGAAGTAGCTATTTTCCCGCCCGCAACCGTCTGAGACGATGAGCTTGTTTTCTGCTCTCTTCTCCACGATCTGGAGATCATCCGGTACCCACTCCCGCAGATTCAGGACGATGTTCCGCCGCAGAGACTCCACCGTCTTGCCGCAGATGGCAAACTTCTGCCCGTCGAATTCTGCCATACTCCACAGCAGGAAACCGACCGTCATACAAACAGATTTCCCAGACCTGATGGATCCGTCGCAGATGATAGCGTCCCGGCTGCGGAATTTAGGCTGATTCCACCAGAGCATTGCAAGGCGCTGGCGCTTACTCAACTTCCGGTAAATCATCTGTGTCAATCTCCTCGGTATCTCTTATGGCGTCGAGCAGATTGTTCTTCGTGCTCTGCCCCTGTCCGCCCTTTCCATCGAACAGACCAAGGTGCTTGCCCAGCAGCTCCAAGGCCCTCAGTTTGCTCGCATATTTCAGCTTGGAGTCCGTGTAATCCGCGGCTTTTGCGAACGCAACTTTTCCAAGTTCCTCCATCACCTTGTCTTGGGTGATTTCTGTCCGGTTCTCACGATCCTTAATGGCTTTTTGAATTGCGTCCAAAACGTTATTTTTCGTTATCAACTGCCGCCCAATATTCGGGTCTTTATACCCAGCTCTCGCGGCGGCCTGCGTAGCATTCAGATCCACCAGGTACTCGGACACAAAGCGCTTCTGCTTTTCTGTTAATGCCACACTCACCACCTCTCACTCAAAAATCATTACCACCGCAGCCTCCCGCCCTGACTATCAATGCGATGGACTTTCCCGCCGGTCTCCCGGCACTCCTGTGGAGGGAGATTCGGGACTTGAACCCGAGGCACTACAGCTCCAACCAACTGAGCTAATCTCCCGTTTGTTCCCGGCTCAGCAGAATTGCACTGCGGCGCCTGCGATCTGTGCAGGCGAGCCACTTACCGGGTAGTTGGCTTATGTAGAAAGAGGAGGACAACTAAACGGAGGAGCGCAGGAAAAAGCAAAAACCGTACTCCTACGCTCCTCATGCTATCACAAGTATTTGGCTTTTTAAGGCCAACATTCAATCCAACATGCCTCTGTATTTTCCAACCAGCATGATGAATTCTGTGTGCCAGCGCCTGGCTGTTCTTTCGCTCACATGGACCTGCATCGCCGCCCCTTCCAGTGTGTGCGTCCGGCTCCAGAACACAAGGTCAACTACCATCAGGCGGTCAGCCCCGTTATCAAGGCGCTCGGTGGCTTCAACGGCGGCCCTTACGGCCTCTTTCTCACGCAGGGCGACACCGGATACCTCCGCATCCGTCAAGCTTGGATACCGGCGGATGACAGCCTTTATGTAGCCCCACCAACTGTAGCGTGGTTTGCTCAATGATTCTTCCTCGCTTTCTCGATCCTGACCTTCAGAGCCTGCATCAGCGCCTCCTGGGTGTCGCCCTTGCTGTGCAGCGACGCCACCACGTCCTCGTCCATGCCGCCCTGGACCACCAGCAGGTGAGATATCACCGGGTATTTCTGCCCCTGGCGGTACAGCCGGGCATTGGCCTGCTGATACAGCTCCAGCGCCCAGTTGGGATATCCGAACCAGATCTCATGGTGGCCCCCCTGCTGGAGGTTCAGCCCATAGGCACAGCTGGCCGGATGGGCTAGCAACACATCCACCTGTCCGGCGTTCCACGCAGTCTCGTCATCGGGTCCGCCGTAGACCCGAACCCTAAGCCCTGATTTGGCCAGGGCCCCCACCAGCCTGTCCCGTTCATGCTGGAACCAGTAGAATACCAAGGCGTGTTCCCCGTGCAACTGCTCGATGACCTCCAGGAAGGCCTCGATCTTGCAGCTGTGGATCTCCATAGCCTGCCGGCTGTTGTCGTACACAGCCCCGCTGCACAGCTGAAGCAGCTTCCCATTCAGCACCGCGGCCGTGCCAGCGGTCACCGTCTGCTCGTCCACCTCCAGCAACATCTCCTTCTCCAGCTTGCCGTAGGCCTTCTTGGCCCTCTCGTCCAGGACCACCGGCACAACGTCCTCGATGTACTCCGGAAGCTCCAGATAGTCCTCTGCATTCATGGACACGCAGATGTCGGAGATGGCCTCCCGGATCCTGACGTCTGCCCCCTGCTGGGGCGAGTATGTCCTGTACATCTGCCCGGGATGGGAGTAGTCCTGGGTAAAGAAGGCGTCCCGGTAACTGGAGATGGTCTTGCCCAGTCGTGTGCCGCCGTCCAGCAGATAGATCTGCGCCCACAGGTCCTCCAGGCCGTTTGGCGCCGGTGTCCCGGTCAGCTCCACCAGCCGGGTGATCCGGTCGCGCACCAGCTTCAGCGCCTTGAACCGCTTGCTCTGATGGTTCTTGAAGCTGGAGGACTCATCCAGCACCACCATGTCGAATGGCCAGGCGTTGCGGTAGTAATCCACCAGCCAGGGGACGTTCTCCCGGTTGATGACCCACACGTCCCCCGGCGTGTTCAGCGCCTGGATCCGCTTCCGGGAACTGCCCAGCACCGGGATGATCCGCAGATGCTTCAGGTGGTCCCACTTCTCAGCCTCCCGGCTCCAGGTGGCCTCGGCAACTTTCTTCGGAGCCACAACCAGGCAACGGGCCACCGCCCAACGGTTGAACCGCAGGTCGTTAACGGCAGACAGCGTGATGACGGTCTTGCCCAGGCCCATATCCAGAAAAAGCCCCAGAAACGGGTCGGAGATGATCCGTTCGATGGCATATCGCTGGTAGCTGTGCGGTATGAACTTCACGCCGTGAACACCTCCTCCACGAACTGCTTCACCTGGTCCAGCCCTTTCAGAACCCGGATGTCGGCTCCCCGTTTCTCCAGCTCCGACCGCTGCCACTTCTGCAGGTTGGACAACCGCCCCACCTCGGTCTTCAGCTCCACATAGATGGTCCGGCCGCCTGGTGTGATAACGATCCGGTCTGGCACCCCTGGATTTCCCGGAGAAACGAATTTATAGCACAGCCCGCCCCGGTCCCGCACCATACGTACCAGCCGGGCCTCGATTGCTGACTCTTTCATTTTGATCCTCCCTCGCGCGCGTGCGCGCACGCGCGCGTATCATGTGTGTGTACAGGCGGGTCAGGGGGTATATATGCTCTCTATTTCTCTATTTTTATATTTAATAGAAAAAAGATGTTACCTTGTTACCTTCCTACTGCCACAACGGTTTCAGCGGTAACTTTAAACTGTTACCCAATGATACCTTGTTACCGATTGAATGTTACCTTTTGCCAATGTTACCCGTCGAATGTTACTCACGCACGAAGCCCCGCTGCGCTCCGCAGTACCCGAATTTCAACGCACTCGCTGAGCGCTTCCACCCAGGTGCTGCGGCGATAATGCCGTTGATCTCCTGTGTGTCCGCATACCGCATGTCTTTCTTCAGACCGTCGAACAGCTCGCACCAGATTTCAAGGGCGCACACCCGGTCTCTGGGTCCGAGTTCCGTGTCCCCAGCCACGTTTCCGCCCCAGAACATTCTCCGTCGATCCAGAGGCCAGGTGGACCAATCCCGGGGCACCTGGCGCTCCAGGAAGTCCAGGATCAGCCCCTCCCGGGCGCTGACCTCACGGTGGTCCTCCTGCTGGACCTTGGCGGCGTCAGCCAGATCTCCGGCCAGATACAGTGGCTCCCCCAGCCTCCAGCGGGTCACTGCTTCCGCCCACAGCTGGTCCAGCTCAGCGTCCAGGTCGTTCCACACGCTTTTTGTGACCGGCCGCTTGCCCGCGTCTATGGGCCAGAAACGACGGTTCCCGGTCTTGTCCTGCAGGTAATCCCCTGTGTTCGTCGTGCCGAAGAACACGCAGCAGCGGGGCATCTCCTTGACGTGGCGTCCGTAAGCGGCGCGGAAGCGGTCCGCCCTCTGGCTCAGAAACTGCTTGATCCGGGAGACGTCTGTCCGGCGGAAGGCGTCCAGTTCGGAGATCTCCACCAGCCACACGCCCTGGAGAAGCTCACTGGCCTCCTTTCCCTCGAAGGTCCGGATACTATCGTTAAACCACCCCCGGCTCATCTTATCCAGCAGGGTGCTTTTGCCGATGCCCTGGGGCCCGGACAGGATGGTCATGTTGTCGAATTTAATGCCGGGGCACATTGCCCTGGCCACGGCGGCCGTAAAGGCCTTCCGGGTCACAGCCCGGACGTAGGGCGTATCCTCCGCCCCTAAGTAGTCGATAAAGAGCGTGTCCAGCCGGGGCGTCCCGTCCCAACTCAGGCCGCTCAGATAGCCCTTGACCTCGTTGAAAGCGTGCTTCTCGCTGTGCAGGGACAGAGCGCCGTCTATCTTGCTGGTGCCGGTGATCTGGTAGGTCTTCTCCAGATACCAGTACAGGCCCTGGTTGTCGTTATCGCTCCAGAGCCGTCGCTCTCCCCGCTCGGTCCACGGCAGAGGACCGAGCACCTCGCCCCGGCCGGCGAAGGCGTTCATGGCGAACTTGTCCTTCAGACGCGGGTCGTGTTCCAGGATGATCCACACGTTGTCCATGGTGGACTGAGGAAGACCGGACCTCGGGCTGATCCGCAGCTGCTGCATCCAGCTGGCGTCGGTATCGGCATCCGGTTCCGTCGGCACAGCGCTGAAGCCTTCCGTGGCCTCCTGCCAGCGCTCCTGCAGCAGCAGGCCAGACACCTTGGGATCTCCCGTGGCCGCCTCACACATAGCTGAGTAGCTGGGCAGGCGGTTGACCGGCGTTCCAGGCGCTGCCTCGTCATCCCTGTCCCCGAAGCGGTGGATCCGCACCAGGTCAAAGGCATTGACCAGCTTGCCGCCGCAGGGGTCGGTGGCGTGGTGGGAGTAGAGGAACTTGCCGTTGTCGTAGAGGACGGCGCCGCCGGTGGTGGAGCCGCCGGTGAAGGTGAAGCGTCCGGGCATGGTGTCCACTGTATCATAGACGCCGGGCAGGAAGGCAGCCATGGCTGCCTCGATGTCGTATACCCGGCAGAAAGCGCCCACCACGCCCTTTTTCGTGAGAGGGTCCCCCTGCTTGGCCGCCAGCCTGGCCGGGCTCACGGCGCCGGGAGCGGAGGGCCAGGAGGTGAAATCGCGCCAGTCAGCGTATGTGGAAAGCAGGCCGTCCACGGACAGCATGGGCTTGTCCGCGGCATAGTAGATGTATTCAGCGTCGGCGCAGCAGCTGGGCCAGTACATCAGCCGGGAGGCCTCGAAGGTGGTGGGGTCGGCCAGGGGCATACCGATCATCTCGGCCATGCGCCGGGCGCACGGCTCATACTCGTCGGCGGAGCAGGTCCGGTCCATGGGCAGCAGTACCCGCAGGCGGGGCGCCGACGCCATGTGCTTACGGGTGGAATAGACACAGTAGCCGCAGCCCAGGCCCTCCACCCGGCGAACTACGTCATCGGTGCCTCCGGCGGGGATATTGTCCAGATCCAGGGTCAGCACGTCCCGGCCGGAGACGGCCCCGGCTTTGCGCCGGGGACCGTTCAGCGTGCCGGCCACGAAGCCGCCCACGTCCTTCAGGTCATCCTGCCGGCTCTTGGGCAGGGCCAGGTAGGCTGCCATGGTCTCAGAACTGCGTGCCGGCGTCTGAAGCCTGGCGTACAGCTCGGAGATCATCAGGGTCTGAGCCTGCCACTGGGTCGCCCGGCGGCTGGCCCCTACCGAAATTGTGATTTGTCTGTTATAGGTCATACCCGTAGCGCACCTCTCTCGGAGAATACCGATCTCCGCATACCTGCTTGACCAGTTCCTCGAATTTCGCGATGGAATATTCCTTGTCCGGAGTATCGGACTGGACCAGGTCGGCGACCTCGTCGATCGTTTCGTTCAGCGCATCCAGGAATTTCTTGTTGCGCTCCGGGCCAAATCCATACGCCTTATTCAGCGCAATCATAGCGCAGTCCGCCATCTCCTGGCGGGTCACGTCCCGGGTGATCTTAAGTTCCAGTTCATGCCTGGCCTCTATCTTGGCCAACAAAGGATTCTTTTTCACGACTCTCCTCCATCTCGATCAGAAAGGCAGCGTTGCAGGCCAGGTGCCACAGGTGCGGCAGTCCGCTCTCCTCATCTACGCCGCCGGGATCAGACAGATAGGCCAGCCAGTGGCGGTACAGAGCGTCCCGGTAGCGCTGTGGGCCAACCCTCCTCCAGTTTTCCGGCTCATGGTACTTATAGCAGCCGTATTCACGGACGGTGGCCACCGCCCGGATCAGGCTCACCGGGACAAGGGTGGGCCGCAGCTTCCCCTTGTCCGCTTTGGCCCCCTGGCTGTCCGCCTGCTCGGTCACGGCTTTTTCTTTGGGTTCGTCCATCGTTTTGTCCTCCGGTGTTCTATGTTCTATAACACGCTCGGGCTTCCGGGCTGAGCACTTCAGCTTGATCCGATTCCGGGCCCGCCAGGCTTTTATGGCTCCTGTTGTAGCACCCACGGCATCGGCCACGGCCACGTCATCCATGCCCTCATCAATGAGCTGCCGGGCCCGGGCCTCGTCCCATGATTTCTTCGGCATTCGTTTCGTCTCCTTTACCGTGCAGCCCTCTCCAGCGGGGCAGGGCCGCATTTGATGTTGATACAGAATGTAGAGGCATACCCGGCCGGAATCGACAACTCCGGAATAGATACAGCCCTTACAGGCCGGGTTCCAATTCTGCTTTAGAATACGGGGTTCCATTCAGCCCCACCCGCGGAGGAACAGCTCAGCGGCACCATCCGGCAGGTCGGTGAACTCCGGGCCTTTGATGCCGACAATGAGAATGGGCCCGACGAAGTCAACATCCCGCAGCACACAATTATGAGGCAGGCCCATGATCCGGCCCTCCTCGTTGCAGATGATGGCTGCATCAGTGGCGATGGTGACGGTCTCGATGTAGCCGCCCACTTTTTCCTGCAGGGCCTGCAGAGTATTCGGGATGTCAATGACCTCCGGGGCCTTACCAGGGGCTTTATAGATCACATTCATGATTGTTCCTCCCTTAGCCCCGCCCTCTTGGACACCACGGCGGCGTGGATCCTGTCCAGGAAGCGATAGTTCCAATTTTCTTGATACGCGGGGTGGCCATGCAGTAAAGGCAGAACTGCCGCAGCTTCTTTCCGGTGCTGGCCACAACGTCTCCCTCCTGGGTGCATTTGTAGAAGTCCGGGCAAGTGACGCCGTTTTTCTTACATTCCGCCATGCTGCTCACCTCACAATCCGAGATTCAAAAGCCGGACCAGGGCACAGTCGCTGCAATGCAGGTCCTGCAAGATGTCCTCGTCCGTGCACTCACGGGGCCAGCGGCAGTAGTCGGAACAGAAAATCTCTGCCGTTCTTGTGGCGGCAGTCTCCCAGCAGGCCGAGTGAAACACATTGGCGCTGCGGACCGGGCGACCGCAGATCTTGCAATTTGCCATTTTCTTTTTTCCTCCTAATTGTCATGCGAAATGTCATTACTTTTCCGGGAGCTGTCGGGGCTCGAATCTATACTTTCTGGCGTCATCGCCAAGCTTTTGATAAAGCCGGGCCTCCGCCAGCATGGGTGTATCTTCGCAAATTCCGAACTGGAACTCCTTCCGAACAGTGTTCCAGATGCCCCACTTCTTGCCCGGAATTCCGCTATAGTACGTGGCTCGTTTCATAAAGTCAGTCCTTCTTGAAGAATGGGTTCGTCCAACCGTCAGCATTCAGGGGCAACCCCGGTGCCCAGCTGGGGACCTGGCGCATGACGGCCACCACGTCCTTCAGGCTGTCCCGGCCCGGTCCGGCGTCAACGACCACCTCATCGTGGATATGGAACACCACCGGGTAGCCGGTGGCCTCCAGGCGGTCGATGGTCTCGGCCAGACAGTCACGGGCCACAGCCTGGGTAATATTCTCTGTCAGCTTCCCGCCGTAGGTCTCAATGACCTGCCACTTCTTCGTGGTCTGGTTCTGGCCCCAGTAGCAGATAGATGGCTGGCCGAAGCGGTTGACACCCATGTGGGGCTTTGGGTAATAGAGCTTCCGGCCGTTGGGCAGCCGGATCGTGAGGAAATCAAGGTCCTTGCCTGGGGCGCACTCTCGGGCAAAGGCCAGACGTCCGTCCCACAGCTCCACCTGTCGTCCTGTGTTGACCGCCTCCTTCGCGGCGGCGTCCACCGTGTACCAGAACTGCACGATAGCCGGGTTGGCGGCTCTCCAGCGGTCCCGGATGTCTAGCAGCTCTTCCTCCGGGGTCTCCTTTGGAAGATGCCCGGCGGTGATCAGGGCAGAGGACCCGCCGCCGTAGCCCAGTGCCAGGGTTGCGGCCTTGCCGTACTGCCGGAGGCTGTACTCCGGATTGCCCTTCTTGATCTTCTCCAGGGGCACGCCGTAGAGCTGGGAGGCTGTGGCCTCGTAGATCTTCCCGTGGGTCCGGAACACCTCCAGCACCCACTCCTCCCCCGCCAGCCAGGCCACCACCCGGGCCTCGATGGCGGAGAAGTCGGCGTCAACCAGGATGTGGCCGGGAGAGGCCACGAAGGCCGTTCGGATGAGCTGGGACAGGGTATCCGGTACGGAGCCGAACACCACCCGCAGAGCGTCCTGACGGCGCCCCTTGACCAGGTCCCGGGCCAGTGGCAACAGGTCCCCATCGATGTAAGTCCGGGGCAAGTTCTGAGGTTGGACGATCCGCCCCGCCCAACGCCCGGTGCGGTTGGCCCCGTAGAACTGGAGCAGACCTCGCACCCGGCCATCGGCGCATACCGCTGTCTCCAGTGCGGTGTATTTCTTGTTGCTGGTCTTGCCCAGCTCCCGGCGGATCTCCAGCATCCTCCGGGCGGCGTCGCTGGGAAGGTCCTTCCCAAGCAGTTCGGATACAGTAGCCTTCCGCAGGTCGGCGATCTCCTCTCCGGTCTCCTCCTGGAGCCACCGGCTCAGCTGGGCCACGCTGTTGGGGTTATCCAGTCCGGAAAGCTCCGTGGCCTCCTGGATGTACTGAGCCCGGACCGCGGCGTCCAGCTCCAGAGCTCCGTCCACGAGCTGCGTGTCCACTGCCACACCCCGCAGGTTGATGAGCTGGTCGGTCACCCACTGGGCCTGTACCTCATCCGGTACGGGGAAGGCGGACAGCCGGCTCTCGATCTCCATCTCGGTCACCACGTCCTGGCCGTTGTACTCTTTGAACAGGGACCACTTGGCCGGGTCATGGTAGGGCAGGTTTCTGGTGCGGCCGCCGTTGGATTTGGTGGGTGCGCAGGGCACGCAGAAGTAGCGGATCAGGGCCTTGCCGGTGGACAGCTTCTGTTTGTCCTGGGGGAGCCCCAGGGCCTTGCCGGCGGCGTCCAGGCTGGCGGGATACCCGCAGTATAGGCTGTGCAGCATGGTGCAGCGCCATTGAGGCAGCCAGGCTGCGGGCGGATAGCTGGCGTTGCCCTCCAGACCGAAGTGCCGGGATAGGCAGTACCACTCGAAGGCTGCGTTGTAGGCATGCTTAATGGTTCCAGGGTCAAACAGCCGGGCCAGGACCTCCTGGGGGAGGTACGGCGTTTCTGTCAGATCGACCACCTGGCGAGGCGCGCCGTCGAGACTATAAGCGAATAGGAGGATGGCAAAGGCCGGGCTCTGCGCGTAACGATAGAGCCCGGCCTTGCCGATGTCCACGTCGCTGTACGTCTCGATGTCAATACTGAGATGATGTACAACGCCCATGGCTTACATGCCCATGATGGGGGTGCCGGTGGGGGTATAGCCGCCATAAGGCTGCCCGGTGATGGGATCAATGGCCGGGGCCTGGGGATAAGCGGGGGTGGCGGGAGCCTGAGGATAGGCACCGGGGTAGCCCGCGGTGGGGGCAGCGGGCATTGCCGTGCCATACGCAGGAGCAGCCTCGGGAGCCGCAATAGGCTGGAACGCGTCCTGGGCTGTCACGTGGGCGGACAGGGGCGCATCATCCCGGATCTTCTGGATGCCGTTCAGTCCGCATCCAATTCCCTTCTTGCCGGCCTGGTTGTAAGCGAAGAAATTGACGGACACGTTGCCCCACATCCCGGAGTAGACCTGGGTGGGGTCGATGATGGGCTGGACCTTGGTATCCACCACGAAGGGCGGCCGGTCCGCCTTGCAGGAGGCGGTGAACACCCAGCAGCCCCGGCACTCCTGGCCGAAAGGCTGGCCGTCGCTGGGACGGGGGCCGTCGCCGTCATGGACACAGATGGAGGGCTGAGGGGGCCGGATACCGTTCCATTTCGTGCTGACGCCCTCCTCGATGGCGGCGGAAATGGCCTGATCCATCAGGGCTTTGGCCTGCAGGTTAGTCTTGGGAACCAGAATAGTAGTGGAGAACTTCGCCTCGCCCTGGGGGTTGTTGAACGGGGGCTTGGCCTGGAAAACATTCAGGTAGGAAAAGCGGACGTCATTCAGAGTAACAGCCATAAATAAAATCTCCTTTTTCATATAGCCCGCAGGGGCCTTCATATCTAAGATTTTGCCAATGTAGTAATCAGCAATATCGCCCATTGGGGTCCACCTCACGCATATCCGGGTTGTTCGGCAGCGTCTCAACCAAATTGTGGACTCGATCACCGGCGTCATCGCCGGCGTACTCCCGGACGATGGACTCCAGGGTGGTGCTGCCCAGCAGGACGTGACCCTTGCCGTCCTTGGTATACAAAGTATCAGCCATCCGCGTTCACCACCCCGAAGGCCATGGCGGCAACGTTATAGGCCGGGCGCTTGTCGCTCTCCGGGACCAGGGCAGGCTTGCCAGGCTTCTTAATCACCAGGTCGGCAGCGGTATCTGCGAAGGCCTTCTTGCCCATGACCTTCTCCAGTCCGGCCACAGTGGCGGGCTTTCGCTCCCACAGCAGGGCCTCGGCCACGCCCCGCTGTTGGAGGGCGGAAAAGGCGGTGTCCACGTCGGCCCACTCTCGGGACCCCCGTCCCTCCACCGCCTTGTAGCCAGAGATCTCCCGCCCGGCCAGGACGGCAGACAGGGCGTAGTCCTCCAGGTCTTTGATCCAGGCGGCCAGTTCGCGCCCCCGGGTGAGGACATCGCCGATCTCGGCATCGGTGAGCAGCTTGTCTTCCGGGCCGTGGTCCAGTGTCTCAGGAACCGCGCCCTTCACGGGCTCTAACTCCAGCATCTTCCGTGCCCGGGCGGAGCACTGGGCTCCCGCCGGACAGAAGCGGCACCAGTCACCAGAACAGAACTCGCCGTCTCCGGCGTAGGCCAGGGCGGCGGTAGGCTTGACCACAGTGCGGCCCCACTCCTCCAGATCCGCCCGGTCGCACTCCCATTCCTTCACGCCGCCGGCGTTGGGCTGGATGATAGCTAGGTAGATCTTCTGGATGGTGCTTCCATAAATGGGGGCGTAGACCTTCAGGGCACCCAGGGCATACAGCATCATCTGAGAATTGTGTTCGGCCTCCACAGGGACGCCGGCGCCGTTCTTGTAGTCGCATACACACAGCCGGTCCGCGCCGATGATGATACAGTCGGCGGTGCCGAAGCCCTCGGGGGCCCAGTCGGAATAGTCCACCCTGGTCTCAAGGGCTACGAAGGGCTGGATGGCTCCGTAGCTCATGGCCAGATTTTTCAGGTGGTCCAGATAGGCGTCGGTTGCCTCGTCCATTCCCTTATCGTAATGGGGGTCTTCCTTCAGCTTCTTCAACCGGGTGTTGAATGTCCGGGCGGACATAGGCTCCTGGAAGTATTTTCGGGCCTTCAGCTCCGCAATGGCGTGGGCCACCCGGCCAGCCTCAGCATAAGTACTGGTGGTCTGCGGGAACTGCTCCGACAGACGGACCGATGGCGGACAATTCAACCAGCGGTGGGAGCTGCTGGCTGACAGCAGCGCGTGCAGCTCAGGTGTCGGCATTTCCATCTTCCTCCATATGCCCCAGCGCATAGTCGATGCACTGTTCTACGATATTGCCCAGTGGAAGCCCGGTTCTGGCCTTCAGTACGCTCAGGGACTGGTAGTATGTAGGCTTTAGCCGGATCACAGGCGTCTTGCTGGAGTAGTCATCCGGATAGGGCAGCTTAAGCTTAAAAGCCTCCATTTAGATCTTCGCCCCCAGTCCACGCAGCGCGGTGGCGAAGGGGCCCAGCTGGTCGGGCTTGAGCTCCGTGATTGCCTGCACCCCGAACTGCTGAAGCAGCCCGACCAGCTCGGGCATCTTGGCGGAGTTGGCCCCGATCAGGTCGGCGCCGGCCTTGCTGATCTGCTCAACGGTGAAAGTAGGAGCCGGGGCCACCGGAGCGGTCGGCATGGCGGGAACAGCGGTCACCGAAGGGGCACCAGTACCAGGCATGGGAGTCGGGACAGTCGGCGCAGCCACAGGGGTAGGGATTACGGGAGCCGCAACGGGTGCGGTCTGAACGGGTGTGGGGGGCGCAGCCGAAGTGGCCGGGGTCTGAGCAACGGGCCGACCTTTCAGCGCAGACACCAGCGCCGTAACGGCCAGCAGCAGATCGGGGCATTTCACGTTGACATTGACTTCCATCATGATTTAATTCTCCTTTTTTTTGATAGGAATACAGGCGGAAAAGCCGTTTGACTGAGAGGGATCATAGTTCCACACGGAGCTCTGCGGGTCAATGATCAACTGGATCAGCGTACGGCGGAACGTTTCGGCCATCTCCGGACGAGCAGACTTGATGCGGCCATAAAGCACACAGATCACGTAGGACACTTCAACCAAAAGACCTTCCAGCGTACTTTCGCTATGGACCAGCTGCTCGTTGTCCTTGATACTTACCTTCAGCATTCCGGTGCCTCCTCTACCGTCACAACGATCCCCTTCTTGGGGTCGATGCCGGCGGCGGCCACGTCGACCTTCTTCAGGTACAGGGTGATGAGGTTGCCACTCTCGTCCCGGTGCTCGAAGCGGTGGCAGGTGCGGGTGTCGCACTTCAGATTCATGTGCAGTTCCATTGACATTTTCCTTTCTTATCCGCTATAATAGCGGTGTGATACTGGTTATCGCTTGCCGTCCTCGGAGCTGCTATCTCCGTGGGCGGCTCTAATTTTTTCCGTCAGCCCGGGCCAGAAGTCATACATCCAGTGACGGATGTGAGGGCACTGCTTACTCCCCTCTGTTGCCGGTCGAACGCAGCCATCTTCCCGGGAACAGTCCCGACACGGGAATGGAGGATAGCCCATCCGCCGCAGGCATTCGGGGCCGTCCAACTGGCGATTGTAGTAGGCCCACCAGTCAATGGGCGCCCATGCGGTGAAGTCTGCCATATCACCCCACCAGCAGGGCCAGCGATGTGGCCCACAGCAGGAGCAGCACAGACCCGGCAAGCAGGCGTTGGACGAAGGCGGTCAGCTTGCGGGACTGTCCACGGAAGCGGCGGCAGCTCCGTCGGATGTACTTTCGGGCGGATGAGATGCGCATGGCAAGATCGTCGTGGTCGGCCTCATCAGCGTGGTGCAGCTCGTCCATCAGGCGGAAATGGTTCCGGATCAGGTCCTCATCGTTGGCCGGGACCCAGTCGGCGTCCAGGACAGCGGGGGTAAATTCGTTCATGGGTAGTCCTCCTTTCAACTTATCGCAGCGCCGAGAATCTTTTGCAGGCCATCCAGCCTTTGAGCCAGTATCTGCTCTACTCCATCCGACGCCATTTTGATAACCTCATTGAGCCGGTATGTGGGAAGGTCGCCGTTTTTGTAGCGGATCAGGAGCCCGGGGCTGATGTTATAGGTCCAGGTCCCCGTCTTGGGATTCTGAGACGCAAAGCCGAACGGGGCCCGTTCCTGCTGGAGTGCGTAATAGATGGTCACGCTGGACCAACCAATGTACCTGGCCGCCAGCTCAACAGGCACATTGTTGTGCTTCCTGATCTCTGCCTCTGTGGGAGGCGGAGTGTCTCTTTTCTTCATATTTTGTCCTTTCTCTATGGCCCAGGTAGGCGGGCCGATGATTTCTTGTCTCCTTCCTTGGAGTGTGGTAGAATTTGGTCAGAAGGGAGGGATTATTATGACTATTATGGATTGGGTAACTTTCTGGATCGCTATTATAAGTTTTTTAATGTCGTCTGCATCTTGGGTCCATACATTTTGGGAAAACCGCAAACATCTGGAACTTTCGATCACCAACACTTTTTTGGAAGGTTCAACGCTTCTAGCCACAATTGAGTTGGTTAACAAGTCAAAGCAACCTATTTCAATTACATCTGGGGCGCTTTTTATTCCGGACAAGTCCGAACATCAATTCGGCAAAACTTCTACTACCGTGTTCACTTACAGCAATCCTGACTTATCCGGTAAAACTACTGAAACGACGAAACGTTTCCCGGTGAAGCTTGATTCATTTGAGGCTAAAAGCATTCTCGTCGAGTTGTCTCCGTGGCCGAGTGAATTAAATCAATATATTCCAGGGCCATGCGATATTGTTCTGGGGACCAGCCGTGGTCAGGTCAAAAAATCATGCAAAATACCTATTTATTGCGCCAGTTGGAAAAAAATGTTAGAATGCATAAGATGATGGATGCGATGCCTAAAATCAGTGAAACATTCTGAATCGAAATCATGACCTTACCTCCTTTCATGTGTTGTCTCTCCTGCCGCCCTCCGGGGCGGCTTTTCTCATGCGCTGTCCTTGCCGCTGTCGTCCCAATCGTTTAATCAATTAAACACTTGGGCTAAAAAAAATACAGTCAACGGTTGTTTCAAGCGCTTCTGCCAGTTTGAGCAGGGTCTTTGTCGAAGTGGAACGCGCTGTACCGTTCTCTAATGCAGAAATCGTTGCGCGGCTAACCCCGCTCTTTTGGGACAGTTCCTCTTGTGTCATTCGTCTTTCTTCCCGGGCTTCCTTGATGCGGTATCCCATGCCCCCACCTCCTTTCTGTCTCAACCGTTTAATCCGCTTGACGTCATTATATTACACCATCCAACTATGCGTGTCAAGCGAATTTCACAATTTTGTTTAAAAAATTTCACATTTTGCATTGACAACATCTCTATTAAAATGTATAATAAATTAAACATTCACCGGAGGGAAGAGCGATGACATTGAAGGAATTGATTACGGGCTATCGAGAAGAACACAACATGTCGCAACGCCAGTTTGCGACGGCTTGTGGGTTGTCTAATGGCTACATCTCAATGATTGAGCGTGAAGTTAACCCAAACACGGGCGAAAAGATTGTCCCAACATTGGTTGCCTTGCAAAAGTTAGCGACAGGCATGCACATTTCACTTGCGAGTCTGCTTACGCTAGTTGATGATATGCCTGTCGACATCACAGCCGAACAAAAGCCCACCCCCGTTTCCGAAGATGGGCTTTCCGAAGAAGCGCTAGCAATCGGAAAAGCCTATATGAAGGCAACTCCGAAAGAGCAACACACAGTACGCATTGTGTTGTATGATTACTTGCAGGAAGATATGGCGCCAAAAAGCGTTGCCGCCCGAAATGGAATCGATCTTGAGCAGGAAGATTGGAACAAGGTCATCCTTCCGAATGACGCGGACGATACTCCTGTATAAACAGACGAAATTGTTCGTATACTCGTTGCTCCAGCGGAGACAACAGGAACTTTCCTCTCTGGTACAAAGTTTCCATGCGAGCCGCGCGAAATTCAGCCGCTTGTTTTGATATGTGGCATAACTCAGAAATTTCCTCCGGTGTATGTATATAAAGCCCCCACAGAACACAAGCGGGAGCCAAAAGACGCGCGGCAAATTGGTTTGCGGCTGTCTCAATTGGGCTATCTGTGGGCGAGGGCTCGCGGTTTGTAATTGTCTGCTGCCCCGGGGCAACATGCCTCAGAACCAGATGCCCGAGTTCGTGCGCAACAGTAAAGCGAATTCGCTCCGGCGACTTGCTCTCATCATACAGGATTACCGGAACACCACTAGAGAAGAAGGTCATCCCATCAGTCTGATAGGCCGAATCAGGAAGCCCCTGCACGGATACGTAGCGGAAAACACGGATACCCAGCGCCTTACAAATCACATTCAGGTCAACCGGTAGGCGGTCTATGCGGCAGTCCAGTAAAATCCGCCATGCTGCGTCCCTCGCGTTTTGATAGTCTTTGTAGTTCATAAAAAATCACCTCCACGAAATTGTAGAGGTGGATATAGTTGCTTGTCTGCAAGTAAATGTTGGCAATTAAATAGGAGGTTTATCATGGGTATTTTTAATAATAAAGCGCAACCAGCAGAAATTGTTAAGGTCAAATATCTGGGTGTAAGGCAAGGAAAGGAAACGAAAGTCGTTTCAACCGTTAACTTTCCAATGTATTCTTTCTTGATTGAGTATAGTGACGGACACCGCGAAATAAAAGAATATAGTATGGATTCGAAAAAAGACGTTGCGGCTATGAATGATATTTTGATGTACATTGATATGTAATATCAACTGCATTCACTATTTCCGCGTATAAGAAAATAAAAAAACCGCCCCCGGCCTAAACCGGGGACGGGCATAAAAAAGCCCCGGTGCGGGTCCGGGGCGATGTCATAGCATATAATCAGATTCTCTCTTTCTATTCAATAATATCCGCTCGATAGAAAGGATGCCAACTGCAGGCTTCAGTTTTCCGTAGCGTACCAATGTCAAATAGCGATTTAATTTACTTTGAATCTTCTTTATGTCTTTCTTGTCTTCCACCACAAAAGGGACTCCGTTAACCGTGAACGGTTTAACAATGTACTCTTCCGTAACCGGAATAACATTCCCAATCAAAAAAGCGCTGTCTTTCCCCTTTACACGTGTTATGTAGTGAAAAATGCTATCCCCATGCTTATCCTCATCTGCTTTTATTTTAGCTCTGTATTTTTCAACTTGACTGCTAAGAGGGATAAGCCAGATGATACCATCCGCTCCTTGAATGGCAAGATAATATGGACGGTTTTCGTGTTTGTTGCTCATGTGTCGAATGCTCGGAAAATCAGAAAAGTATCGGTCAGAAACAATACAAAGCCCGTATGTTGATACCTTCATTCGTACATATCTCTCTTTCGCCTAATGTAGGAAGCCTCCCTACGGCGGATCGCAGGGAGGCTTTTCGAGCCGCCAATTTATAAGTCCCCGAACGGCAGGGGGCAATCTTCAGCAGGTTCCGTATTTATAAGTCGCCCGGAAACAGGCGGCAGGCTGGACGGAGACGAAATACACAGGGCGTATTGTTCGTCTTTTGCGGTTCGGTTTCCCTTGCCGCATTATTATTATACCAACATTTTAAACAAAATAACATTCGCATTTTCTACGAACTTACACAAAAATTATTGTTGACTTTTTTAAACATTTTTGCAGCGTAATAATGCGCACTACAAAATATTGTGGTGTAATTATCTTATGCACACAAAAAACCGCCCCCGGTGTTACCAGCATCGCGGGCGGAGCATAAAACCCCCGGGTATTTAATCTTTAAAAGTTTGAATTTATCGCATTTTTCTTATGTTTTTATTGCTTTCAAGAAAAAAATATTGTTATAAAGAGAAAGCGCTCCCCAAGATGAGAAAGGAGAATACTATGCCAGACAACGAAATGCCAAAATCTCCGTTTGCAAAATATATATGCCTCCGATTGAAAAATAAAAACCGCTCCGGTATTACCAGTGCCTGAGGCTGATGGACGGTCCGCCCTAATTTAAGTAATGTGTATTTTTGTGTATTTACTATTGACTTTTTGTGTATTATTGTGTATAATAATATCATCAAAGGAGGTTGAGAGATGAAGCCCCGAAACAAAGCGATACAGGAGCTGAACGACGGCGGATATGTGTTCAAACGTAGCGGCGGGAACCACGACATATACTATAACGCCGCGCTCGGAGTCATCATCCCGCTCAAACGCCATGACTTTGATGAAGATGACCTGCGGTACATCCAAAAGGAAATCAAACACAACGAGAGGGACAGGGGCTGAAATGCCCCTCCCCTCAACACATAACGAGGAGGTAGTGATATGAAGTATATCTATACTGCTGTTTTCACCCCTAACGAGGACGGAACCAAAATCCACGCCAGAATCCCTGATCTGCCCGGTTGCGTTACCACAGGGAGTGATCTTCAGGACGCCATTGACCAGATCACCGATGCGGCGTCCGGCTGGCTTGTGGTTGCCGAAGATGAGGGCATGTCCATTCCAGAGGCAACCAGACAGGCAGAGATTCCACACGGTGAGGCGGACGACTTAACCATGATCCGGGTGGATACCATAGCCTACCGCGCACTGACTGACACCAGATCTGTCCGGAAGAATGTATCTCTGCCTGCGTGGATGGCAAACCTTGCCGATAAGCAGAATATCAACTGCTCCCAGATTCTTCAGGAGGGATTGCGGAAACAGTTTGGCGCGATCTGACATTAGCCAAATAAAAAACCGCCCCCGGTGCTGCAACACCGAGAGCGGCGTGCCTGCCGGTATCCTACCCCCGACAGGCGATGCGACAATCCCAAGAGAAAGGAATTATTGCGCCTTTTTATAGTATCACACCTGGGCGCAAATCGCAAGGAGGAAAATATCATGCGGCGTCCGAACGGAACAGGATCTGTCACAAAGCTATCCGGGAATCGCCGGAACCCATATATGGTCCGTGTCCCAGGGCGAGATAAATGGGGGCATGTGATCCAGGTACCTTTGAGCTACCACAGAACAGCAGTGGAAGCTCAAGCTGCTCTGGATGACTACAACCAGAAAAAAGCCGCTGGGCAGGCCCCTGCGGCTAATCAGTTATCCATGACTGTCCAACAGGTCTATGACGCTTGGTCCGCCAGGGAATACAAAAAACTAAATAAACCGTCTGTTTCAAGCCACAAAGCCGCCTGGAACAATCGGATATCGCGCTACGCCAGCAGGAAGATGCGGGAAGTATCACTGGACGAATGGCAATCTATTTTAGACGAGGATGAGGATAACGGCAAGTCGCAATCTCTTATCAATAACGACGCCATTCTAATCAAGGCTCTGTACTCCTATTCCATGGAGCGTGATATTGTGGGCAAGGATTATTCTGCATATCTGGACATCCCAACCGTCAGTATAAAGCGGCCAAGGAACGCATTGAACGACCTCCAGATGGCCGAGTTGGATAAGTTGGCGCGTAACGGCTTCCCGTGGGCCGACGTGGCCATGATGCTCTGTTACACTGGTTTTCGAATCTCTGCTTTCCTTTCTCTCACCAGATTCTCCTATCATCCAGAGGATGGAGGATACCTCCAGGGCGGAGTTAAAACGAAGAGCGGAAAAAACAGGATTGTCCCCGTTCACCCAAAAATCCGTCCTTATCTAGAGCGCTGGCTTTCAAAAAACGGAAACACCATTATCTGCGCTGAAAATGGTGAGGAAATTTCTCCGGTCTGGTTCCGGGAACAATGTTTTAAGCCTGTGATGTCAGCAATTGGCGCAGAGGGAGCAACACCACATTGGTGTCGGCATACATTCGCCACTCGTTTATATTCTTCCGGGGTGGAGGAGCTTACCATCAAATGGCTGCTTGGGCACTCAACCAAGGATGACATTACCGCCAACTATACTCATGAGACAATCAGCCTCTTAACTACCGCAATTCGCAAATTGGCATAATCAACAACAAATAGCCGTTAGTAACGTATTAGTAACGTATTAGTAACAAAAATGCCATCAAACCATTGGAAATACTTGATTTTTACTTTAAGAAAGGGTTAAACTTTAACTTCCTTTTACTCTATGTGCTGATGGATTTCAGTTCCGTCGATTCCGCCAGTCGCGTCTATTGCGGGCGATTTCCCGTTATGATACAATAAAACTCAAATCAATCGGAACATGTGAGGAATTGCAATGAACAAACAGGAACAATGGCTGCAGTGGGCGATAGAGTTGCAAAGTCTTGCACAGGCAGGGCTTACCTATGGTAAGGATGTTTATGATAAAGAACGATATGAGCGAATTCGAGATATTTCCGCCGAAATGATTTCCAATACGGCAGAGATTCCACTCCAAAAAGTAAAGGGACTTTTTTGTAACGAAACAGGATACCAAACGCCAAAACTCGATACCCGTGCTGCCATTTTTGAGAATGGGAAAATTCTTCTCGTTCGTGAGAACAACGGGAAATGGTCATTGCCCGGCGGTTGGTGCGATGTCAATGTTTCCATTGGCGAAAATGCCGTGAAAGAGGTCAAAGAGGAATCTGGATTGGATGTTGTTGCCGAAAGCATTATCGCGATTCAAGACAGAGCAAACCATAACCTTCCTGTGTATGCCTATGGTGTCTGCAAGGTATTCGTGCTCTGTTCCGTGGTAGGAGGAGGTTTTATAGAAAACATTGAAACGACAGGGTTTGATTATTTCAACGAACATTGTTTGCCAGAGCTTGCGACAGAGAAAAACAATGAAGAGCAAATAAAAATGTGTTTTGAGGCATACCGCGCCGGTGATACCTGGAAAACACTTTTTGAGTAACAAATTCCGTTTTTTGGGGGCAGTCCTGTTTGGGCTGCCCTTTTTGTATCGGCAGGGTCCGTGCAAAAACACCGAGTGAAACAGGAGGGTACACCATATCAACACAAAAGGGTAACAGGGACAAAATAAAAAATCGCCCCCTCCGTCTGAAGGGGGCGTGTGCCTCATTTCTGAAGCCGGCCTTTTACAGGACCAGAGAGGGCGCAGAATAGACCCGGGCGGCCATCTCACTGTTGAGCATGTACAGGCTCTTGGCATCGTCGCCGAAGAGCTTCATCTTCTTGATCATGTCCTCGGCGTTCTTCTCCTCCTCGCCCTGCTCCTTGACAAACCAGTCCAGGAACTGCATGGTCCGGAAGTCCCGGACGGAGTAAGCCGCGTCATAGATGGCGTGGATCAAGCTGGTGACATACTGCTCATGCTCCAGACCCAGTTCCAGCACATGGAGCTTGTCATCCAGCACCTTGTCGGGCTTGGCAATAGCCTCCAGGGTGACCTTCTCCCCGTTGTTCTGGAGGTATTGCATCATCAGCATGGCGTGGTCTCGCTCCTCTTGCGCCTGGATCTTGTACCAGTTGGCGAAACCGTCCAATCCGGCGTCCTCATAGAAAATGGAAAAGTCCAGGTACAGATAAGCGGAATAGAATTCCTTATTGACCTGGTCGTTCAACAGCTCACTGACCTTTTTATCCAGCATGACAAACACCTCATTTCAAAATTTTACCCGTCTCCGGGCCAACCTATGTTAGCACGAATCCATACACTTGACAAGATTGCGGAAAAGAATTGTCGTTTTTCTTCGCCGCTCCGCCCGGCGGCCGGGCCTCGCGCTGTGCAGGGACCTTACCATAAGGACCGTTTGTAAGCCCTGCCGCATGTTACCCGAACATGGAGAACAGGTCGATCTGGCTGGTCTCCGGCAGGTCGCCGAACGTCCCCGCGGCCTTGAGCAGCTCAATATGGGTCTTGGATACCTTGGGACAGGCGGCGGAGTCCCCATGGAGCACTGCTCCATGGGGGCCCTTCGGGATCAAAATCCTCGGGCGAAGTGAATTCGCCCTGCGGAAATTCTACGCTGCGCTCCGAATTTACGACCTGACGGCCGCCCCACTGTGTGGGGCCCCAGTTTCCGCCGCCTTTAGCCGAACATGGAGAACAGGTCGATCTGGCTGGTCTCCGGCAGGTCGCCGAAGGTCCCGGCGGCCTTGAGCAGCTCGATATGGGTCTTGGACACCTTGGGACAGGCGGCGGAAACTTCTTCAATGGAGATGAAGGTCCTCCCCTTCCGGGCCTCCGCCAAAGACAGGGCCGCCGTCTCGCCCAGGCCCGCCACCGACACGAAGGGCGGGCGCAGGGTGCCCTTTTCCTCGGCCATGGTGAAGTTGATGGCCTCGGACCGGTACAGGTCCATCCGGTCGAAGGTGAAGCCCCGGAGATAGAACTCGTAGCACACCTCCAGAGTGATCAGCATGTCCTGCTCCACGGCGGTGGCCTCCTTGTCCTTGGCCACGATCTCCCGCATCTTCCGCTGGCACACATCCATGCCCCGGCACATGAAGGCCTCGTCAAAGGCCTTGGCCCGGATGGAGAAGTAGGCGGCGTAGAAGGCCAGGGGCCGGTGGACCTTGAACCAGGCGATGCGGAAGGCCATCATCACATAGGCCACGGCGTGGGCCTTGGGGAACAGGTAGGCGATCTTTTTACAGGAGCCGATGTACCAGTCAGGCACGCCGGCGGCCTTCATCTCCTCCTCCGCCCCGTCGGGCAGGCCGCGGCCCTTACGGACCGCCTCCATGATCTTGAAGGACCGCTTGGGAGGCATCCCCTTGGAGATGAGGAACAGCATGATGTCGTCGCGGCAGCCGATGGCCTGGCCGACGGGGACCCCCTGCTGCAAGATCAGGTCCCGGGCATTGCCCAGCCACACGTCGGTGCCGTGGGAAAAGCCGGACAGCCGGACCAGAATATCGAACTGGTCGGGCTGGGTCTCCTCCAGCATTCCCCGGACGAAGGAGGTTCCGAACTCCGGGATGGCGGTGCCGCCGGTGGGGCCCAAAATTTTGTCGTCCTCGTAGCCCAGCGCCTTAGAGGACTTGAAGATGGACATGGTGTCCGGGTCGTCCAGCGGGATCTCCCGGGCGTTTACTCCCGTCAGTACCTCCAGCATCCGGATCATGGTGGGATCATCGTGGCCCAGCATGTCCAGCTTCAGCAGGTTGGACTCCATGGAGTGGTATTCAAAATGGGTGGTGATGATGTCGCTGTTGGGGTCGTCGGCGGGGTGCTGGACGGGACAGAAGTCATAGATCTCCTTGTCCTGGGGGATGACCACCATGCCGCCGGGGTGCTGGCCGGTGGTCCGCTTGACTCCGGTGCAGCCCAGCGCCAGCCGGTTCTCCTCCGCCTTGGAGGCCGTCAGCCCCCGCTCGGCCAGATACTTTTTCACATAGCCGAAGGCGGTCTTCTCCGCCACGGCGCCGATGGTCCCCGCCCGGAACACGTGGGACTGGCCGAAGAGCTCGAAGGTATAGCGGTGGGCGCTGGCCTGGTACTCGCCGGAGAAGTTCAGGTCGATATCGGGGACCTTGTCGCCGCCGAAGCCCAGGAAGGTCTCGAAGGGGATGTTGAAGCCGTCCTTCACATACTTGGTCCCGCACACCGGGCAGACGGCGTCGGGCATATCGGCGCCGCAGCCGTAGGGGTGCTCCGGGTCCTGGGCGTAGTCGAAGTCGGTGTGCTTGCAGTTGGGACAGCGGTAGTGGGCGGGCAGGGAGTTCACCTCGGTGATGCCCGACATGAAGGCCACCAGAGAGGAACCCACGCTGCCTCGGGAGCCCACCAGGTAGCTGTGCTCCAGGGAATTCTGGACCAGCTTCTGGGCAGACATGTAGATCACGTCGTATTTGCAGCGGATGATATCGCCCAGCTCCGCCTCGATCCGGTCCACCACGATCTGGGGCGGGTTCTCTCCGTAGAGGTCGTGGGCCTTGCCCCAGACCAGCCGCTTCAGCTCCCCGTCGGAATCCTCCAGCTTGGGGGCGAACAGGCCCTGGGGCAGCGGGTCGATGGGGTCGCAGCAGTTGGCGATGAAGTTAGTGTTCTTCACCACCACCTCGTAGGCCTTCTCCTTGCCCAGGTAGGAGAACTCCTCCAGCATCTCGTCCGTGGTCTTCAGGTAGATGGGCAGCGGCTCGTCCGCGTCCTCAAAGCCCTTGGAGGCCAGGAGAATGTGGCGGTACACCTCGTCCTCCGGGTCCAGGAAGTGGACGTCCCCGGTGGCGCACACCGGCTTGCCCAGCTCCTCCCCCAGCCGGACCACCGTCCGGTTGAAGTCGCGAAGCTCCTCCTCCGACTTCACCACGCCCTTGCGGAGCATGAACATGTTGTTGCAGATGGGCTGGATCTCCAGGTAATCGTACCAGGAGGCGATCCGCTTCAGCTCCTCCCAGCTCTTGCCCTCCACCACCGCCTGGAACAGCTCGCCGGCCTCGCAGGCCGAGCCGATAATGAGGCCCTCCCGGTTTTCGTTGATGAGGGACTTGGGCATGATGGGATACCGCTTGAAATACTCCAGATAGGACAGGGAGATCAGCTTGTACAGGTTGCGCAGCCCCGTCTGGTTCTTGGCCAGGACGATCAGGTGCTTGGGCTTCCGCTTGGCCTTGCCCCCCTTCCGGAGCTTAGGCATATAGCCGTTGATCTCCCCCAGGTCATGGAGCCCCAGCTCCTCCATCATCCGGAAGAAGTGGGGCAGCATATAGGCCACCGTGGCCGCGTCGTCGCTGGCCCGGTGGTGGTTGAAGGCGGGCAGCTCCAGCCGCTCGGCAACGATATCCAGCTTGTACTTGCCCAGGTCGGGCAGCAGGTTCTGGGCCAGGATCAGGCTGTCCACCGAGGGGTTATGGAAGGGGATGCCGTACTTTTGACAGCCGGCGGCGATAAAGCCCATGTCAAACTCCGCGTTGTGGGCGGCCAGAGGCCGGTCCCCGGCAAAGGCCAGAAACGCCTTCAACGCCTCCTCCTGGGAGGGGGCGCCCACCAGCATCTCGTCGGTGATGCCGGTGAGCCGGATGATCTCCGGAGACAGGATGCGGCCCGGCGACACGAAGGTGTTGAAGCGGTCGGTGATCTCCCCGTTTTTCAGCACCACCGCGCCGATCTCGATGATGACCTCATACTTCTTGTTCAGTCCGGTGGTCTCAATGTCAAAGCAGACGATCTCCCCGTCGAAGGGCTGACGGACCTCCCCGTGGACGGCCACCCGGTCGTCCACGTCGTTGATGTAGTAGGCCTCCACGCCGAAGAGAATCTTCATCTTCTTGGCCGAGTGCCACGCGTTGGGGAAGGAGTGGGCCACGCCGTGGTCGGTGATGGCGACGGCGGGATGGCCCCATTTCTCCAGACGCTTGATGGCGTTTTCCGACACCGGCGAATCGGTCTTGGCCCCCACCGCCGTCAGTGCGTCCATGGAGGACATGGTGGTGTGGAGATGGAGCTCCACCCGCTTCTCCTCCGCCGTGTCCATCCGCACCGTCTTTTCCGTCTGGGTCACGGCCACCGGCTCCAGCACCATGTCGCCGTAAAAGCGGTCCAGGTTCAAACGGCCCTGGACCTTCAGGTGCATCCCCTTCTTGACGCCGTCCACCAGGGCCTTGCCCTCGTCGCCGGGGAAGAACTTGTTGACCCGGATGGAGCCGGTATAGTCGGTCATGTCAAAGGCCACCACCCAGGCACCCCGCTTTTTCAGCTCCTTGTGGTCCACGGCGAAGACGTCGCCCTCCACCACCACCATGCCCATGTCCAGCTCCAGTTCTCCCATAGCCACGGGCGCCTTGGTGATGGACTTGCCGAAGATGGCCTTGCCCCCCGCTTTTTTCCCGTCCCCTTTGGGGGCGGCGGGATGGGCCACGTTTTTCATGGCCGCTTTCCGCAGGGCCTCCGCCCGGGCGAAGGCGTCGGCGGGGGCGCTCTCCTGCCCGGGAACGGCCTTGGGCGAGCTCTCCCCAGCAGGGGCGGCGGGGGCTACTGTGGACGCTTCCACGGGAGCAGACTCAGCTGCCGCAGGGGCCGCGGCCTGGATCTTCACGCTGTTCAGACCGTAGGCCCGGCACAGGGTCTCCTCCGCCTCCCGGATCAGGTTGGGTCCGGCTCCCGCCGCGCCCTCCACCAGGATCTTGGCGCTGCGGCTGGCCTTGTCGATGGCGGCGGACACAATGAGCCAGCCCTCCACCGCGTTGGACAGCTCGGTCCAGCGGCGCAGGGCGGCGAACATCTGCAAAAAGGGGATCTTCTTGGACATTATGTCAACTCTCCTTGAGGGTATCTCAGCGGTTACAGGGTGTCGATCAGGGCGAACAGCTCATCCACCAGCTGTTCCTGGGGGACTTTTTTAATGATCTGGCCTTTTTTGAACAGCAGGCCCTCCCCCTGGCCGCCCGCGATGCCGCAGTCGGCGGCGGAGGCCTCGCCGGGGCCGTTGACCACGCAGCCCATGACGGCCACGGTGATGGGCTTGTCCACGGATTTCAGCCGCTCCTCCACCTCTCGCGCCAGGGAGATCAGGTCGATGCGGGTCCGTCCGCAGGTGGGACAGGACACCAGCTCCGCACCCTCCCTCCGGAGGCCGGCGGCTTTCAGGATGTCCCGGGCGGCGTAGACCTCCTCAATGGGGTCGGCGGACAGAGACACCCGCATGGTGTCCCCGATCCCCAGAGCCAGCAGGCCGCCGATCCCCACGGCGGACTTGAGGGTGCCCATGCGGACGGTGCCCGCCTCAGTGACGCCGATATGTAAAGGATAATCACTTCCCTGTTTCATCAGCTGATAGGCTTTCATGGTGATGGGCACGCTGGAGGACTTCAGGGAGACGCAGATATCGTCAAAGTCGAACTTGTTCAGCAGACGGATATGGCCGAAGGCGGACTCCACCATGGCCTCGGGGCAGACCCGGCCATACTTGGCCAAAATGGGCTTCTCCAAAGAGCCGCCGTTGACGCCGATGCGGATGGGAATGTTCTTTTGACGGCAGGCGTCGGCCACCGCCTTCACCCGGTCCTCGCCCCCGATATTGCCCGGGTTGATCCGCACCTTGTCCGCTCCGGCGGCGATGGCCTCCAGGGCCAGCTTATAGTCGAAGTGGATGTCCACCACCACGGGGATGGGGCTGTGCTCCTTGATCTTTCCCACGGCCCGGGCGGCAGCCATATCGGGCACCGCCACCCGGATGATCTCGCAGCCCGCGGCAGCCAGCCGGCGGATCTGCTCCAGGGTGGCTTCCGCGTCGTCGGTACGGGTGTTGGTCATGGATTGGATGGTAACGGGAGCGCCTCCGCCGATCAGAACGCCGCCCACATTGATCTGTTTGCTCATGATCAGAACTTCCTTTTTGGTCAAAATATTGCAGTAAATTTTAGTTTATCGTTTCATGTAGGGTGAGGGCTTGGTAGGGCGGGGGCTTATCCCTCCCCCTTTTGGCCTTCGGCCATTTCCCCCCGACGGGGGAATCGTCCCCCGCCGTCCGACGGCCGCCATTTTGGCGGCGGCCCCAAGGGGCCGCCCTACGGGCGGGGCGTCCAGAGGCCGCCCCCTACGAAGCCATATTGTAAACCGTGCGTAGGGGGCGGCGTCCCCGACGCCCCATAATACATCC